CCAGACCCGCTTCGGCACCCGTCACCTCTACAAGGCGACCTACGAGAAGGACGACCCCGACGGCAAGGCCTTCAAGGTCTTCACCGGCGCGGCCGCCTGCAAGTACGTGCTGGAGAAGCTGGCCGAGCTGGGGAAATTTCCGCGCCGTGTGACACTCAAGAAGGAAGGAAAGAACAACTACTTCTTCGAATAGTCCGAAAGGTTGCAAAGGGGCGCGGGCTCCAGGTTGGCGGTAATGCGAACAACGGTGCCAATGACGGTCTCGCGTACTTGAACGTCAACAACGCCCCCGCGAACGCTAACGCGAACATCGGCTCCCGCCTTTACTGATCCACTCAGCAAGTAACACCTCCGCACGCACAAGTGCACCCCCTTTGGACCCTGCCTCTCGGCAAAAGACATCGCTGACAAAACGCCGCGTTAGTACCCAGGAGGAAAGCCCGGCACAAGACCAGCAACAAAATGAAAAGAAACGACTATCTATTCGACAAGATCTGCAGCATGGAGAACCTCCGGCTGGCTGACTTCAAGGCCCGCAAGGGCAAGAAGCACAACCGGGGCGTCCAGCTCTTCGACCGGGACCCTGAAGGCAACCTCCAGAGGCTCCGGGCTCTCCTTCTTTCCGGCCAGTACCACACCAGCCGCTACTCCTTCTTCACCGTCCACGACCCGAAGGAGCGCACCATCGCCCGGCTGCCCTACTACCCGGACCGCATCGTGCACCATGCCATCATGAACGTCATCGAGCCCATCATCACGAAAATGTACACGGCCGACACCTACGCCTGCATCAAAGGCCGGGGCGCACACCTCGCCCGCCACCGTATCATGGAGGCCATGCGCAAGGACCCGGAGGGGACGACCTACTGCCTCAAGCTCGACATCCGCAAGTACTATCCCTCCATCGACCACGACATCCTGAAGGGCATCCTCCGCCGCAAGTTCAAGGACGTGCGGCTGCTGGACCTCCTGGATGAGATCATCGACAGCGCCGACGGCCTGCCCATCGGCAACTACCTCAGCCAGACGCTCGCCAACGTCTTCCTGGCGCACTTCGACCACTACGTCAAGGAGGTGCTCCGCGTGAAGTACTACTACCGCTACGTGGACGACATCGTCATCCTGAGCGCAGACAAGGCCGAGCTCCGGCGCATCTTCTACGCCATCCGCGAGAGGCTGGCCGCCCAGAAGCTGAGGGTAAAGGACAACTGGCAGATCTTCCCGGTTGAGGCCCGCGGCATCGACTTTCTGGGCTTCGTCTTCAGGCACGGCTACGTGCGCCTCCGCAAGCGCATCAAGCGCAACCTCTTCCGCACCCTCGCGCACCTGCGCAAGGTATGCAAAACCACCAAGGAAATCCGGCTGGCCGTTGCCTCGTACATCGGCTGGCTCAAGTATACCAACTCCCGAAACCTTATCAACACTTTAAACACTTTTTCTTATGGCAAAGTCTTTTAGCACTACCCGCCCGGAGAAGGTCGCCCAGTACGACCACTCCCACGTCATCCTCTCCTACAACATCGTAGCAGTGGAGGCCACCGAAGACCGCGAGGCCGGCTTCGAGTTCGACACCGTCATCGTTCCCAACCTCTCCAAGGGTGCCATCGTCGAGGCCCTCATACGCACCGGCTTCTCCTTCGAGAAGGACGGCAACGTCGTGGACCACCCCGGCTTGTCCATCGGAGAGGAGCTTGCTCTCAACCGCCAGCGCAACTCCAAAAAGGCCGAGTTCAACGACTACAACGACTTCGCGGAGGCCGCCAAGGCCACCGCGGACGCAATCCTCGCCGAGTAATGAGTAAGTACTTCTCGCCCTCGGAGTTCAAACGCTGCACTCCGTCCTGCGACATCAGCCAGATGGACGCCGGCTTCCTTCAGGTCCTCGACGAGGTCAGGGAGGGCGCCGGCATCCCCTTGGTGCTGAACTGCGCCTACCGTTCCCGCGCCTACGACATCAGCAAGGGCCGGAGCGGCAACAGCGCACACACCAGGGGCAAGGCTGTAGACATCCGCGCCAACTCTTCGGCCACCCGCTACAAGATCGTGGCGGCCGCCCTGGGTGCCGGCATCCGTCGCATCGGTATCGGCAAGACATTCGTGCACATCGACGACGATGCCTCCCTCCCTCAGGGCGTCATCTGGCACTACTACGACTAAGCCATGGCGACAAGCAACTACCAACCGCCCCAGAACCAGGACAACTCCTGGCTGCGCTGGGTTTTCTGGGTGGGGCTCATCCTCACCCTCCTGGGCCTGAACCTTGCCGTCTCCTGCTCTCCGAAGATATACGAGAGGGTGGTCTACCAGCACGACACGACCTACGTCCAGAGCGTGAAGGTGGACTCCGTCTTCCGTAAGGACTCCGTCTTCGTCAAGGAGAAAGGGGACACCGTCTTCATCTACAAGGAGCGCATCCGCGACCGCTACGTCTTCAGGCACGACACCCTGCGCCTCGTGAAGGTTGACAGCGTGGCCGTGGAGCGCGTCAAGGAGGTTAAGGTAGAGAAACCCCTATCCGCGTGGAAATCGGCCAAAATAGAGGCTTTTTGGTGGTTATTTGCCGCCGTGCTCCTTCTCCTCCTCTGGACTTTCCGCAAACCAATCCTCAAACTATTGCATCTATGAGAAAAATCTGGGACAAAATCGTCGCCTGGGTGCTGAGCATCCCATCCGACAAGCGGCTGCACTTCGTCTGCGGCCTCATCATCGCAGCCTTCTTCGCCATCGCGCTTGGCATGAAGTTCTGCTTCTGGCCGGTGATCTTCTTTGCCGCCGGCAAGGAGGTCTTCGACATCTTCTCCAGCGGGCAGAAGTTCGACTGGAAGGACTTCGCGGCCACCCTCCTGGGGGCCCTGGTTCCTCAGGTCTTTGTGCTTCTCCATCTTTGGTGGTTCTGACCTCAGGGAGCCGGGCCCGTCGGAAAGGCTGCGAGCTCCTGGAGCGGGGGAGTCCTTCGGGGCTCCCCTTTTTGGCAATTTTTGGGTGGAAAGTTGGAAAATTTGACCTTCTTTTGGAAATTTTTGTCGGAAAATTGATATTTTATTTTGAAAATTCAAATATACTTTGTAACTTGCGCCCAGAAAATAAAACAAGAACCCTTAAAACCCGCACACAATGAAATTCGAAACCACCTACACCGAGCTCGCAAGCATCTACGCCTCCATCGCTAAGGCAGACGCCAAGTACCAGCAACTCCTCAACGCCTCCCGCGCCTACACTGACGCCTCCGTCGCCTACGCCGCCTCCGGCTACCTCATGAGCAAGGCCAACGAAATGAGCGAGGCCTTCGACCTCCGCGACAAAGCAGAGAAGGCTCTGTTCCGCACCTACTCCAAGCTGGTCGACCTCCTTGGCATCAACCGCAAGGAGCGCTACGGCGAGGAGGCCTACTTCCTGACCCAGTCCAAGCGCTGCGACGGCTCCTTCCTTTACATCGCAAAACGTGAGGCCCTTCGCCTTGCCAAGACCCTCTAAACATAAACCGGGGGCTCCGGCCCCCACAAGCACTTTCACCCTATGACACGATATTACCTACTTGCCGCAAAGTCCATCGAGCAGGGCTACACCCCGGAAACCTTTATCCAGGATGCCGATGATGCCCGCAGGCACCACTACTGCGATGATTTTGACCTCTATGTATCCACCTACGCCACCGATGCCGAAGGGTATCTTTGGGAAGGTCTGCACCAGGGCCCGGCCTATATCCGGGGGATAAGTGTTACCTCCCACGATGATACCACCATCCAATGGTTCGTTAGAACCTGGGTGAAACTTGGATACCTGGAAGAAGTAATCCCCGTAACCCTTTAACCCTTTCACCCATGAACGCACCCACCATCCTCCGCAAGCTCGACGGCCGCACCAACGTGGTCGTCGAGGAGCGGCCCCTGACAATCAGCCGCACCGACTTCATCGAGACTATCGAGGTCCTCTGGCCTGCTGCCCGCTTCGAGTACAACGACGAGCTCGTCCGCGTCTCCGTCTGGCCCACCATCGCCAGCTCAATCCTCACCCGTCCCCGCTACATCTTTGAACTCTCATAGCCATGGAAATACGACTCAGAGACGGCCTCGGCCGCTATCATACCGTCGAGCTCCCAGAAGGGACGAAAGAGGTCGTCGGCATCACACTCTCCGGCGACGAGATCCTCATCTATCCAGTCTACTGCGACCCTATGTGGGCGCACCGTTATATGGACTTCTACGACGGCCCCTTCTGCCGCGTCTTTGTGGACGGCGAGTGGAAGGAAAAAGACATCCCAGACACAAACGAAACAACTGAACAATGACAACCGACGAAATCATCCAAGCCTTCCAGAAGGTCAAGACCGAAGACCCCAAGACCTACTACAACGCCATGGGCGCAGGG